ATTGAAAATGATATAGATGTTGAGACATACCTAAAGTATGTAACAATTCCGAAATCAATTAGTCAAAATTAGCTTGACAAGCAGGAAAAACAAGTATATAATAAATACTTGAACAGCGTAAAGTAATATAAAGAACGGTGTCTGACAAAGGGGTTCAAATCCCCTGACCTCCACCAAAAGCACGCCGATAAAGGTTATGTGCCCCGACGTTAGGTTTCGGGTAAGACTATGGACCCTTCCATAGTGTGCTTTTGATGGGGGTCATCTGGAATCGACCAGGCAACAAGTAAATGTATTATCGCTCGGCAAGGTAGAAGCCGTTAGGATTGGGGTAACCTGGTCGAAGAAGCAAAACAACGTAAATGCAAACGACGAACAGTTTCTAATGGTGGCCTGAAAAGGCTAACCGGGGCAACTATGCCTAGCAACAGGAAATAGCTATAGGGACCTCGGTCCCTATTTTTATACTATTTCTTCCCAGCCTATTTGTGCCAATACATCTGCATTATTTGCAGTTGCCGATAATGCTAAAGTTACAGTATCGCTAATGCCTGCAACAGATCTACCTAGTTGAAATTGGAAAGCATCTGCACCTAACTGAGCCATTTCTCTGCTACTGATATAGCCGCTTTGTATTTCGACTCCGCCACTCATCCCAGTTGATGCAATATCATAATCAACGGTTCCTGTGCTACTTATTCCGGCCCATGTTGCTCCTATTAACGTGGCATTTGACACTAATACCCAACGATAATAATTTACGGTAGGACTCAATACATCTACTTGTCTAGGCAAAACAATGCTGTCTAGTCGGTTGGCATTTAATCGTATGCTAACCATTGGATAATACGTACCCAAAGTCGTTAATCTTTTAGTAGAAGTTCCTAACCCGGCAGTTTCGGTTACGTTGGCGGCGTTATATCCGCCTTCGCTAATGACACTGCTACAAATTTGTTTCATGTTAGCGTTTGGTCCAGTGCTAGAAATTTCATAACGAATTGGCAACCGTGCAGTAGTCATATAAACACCGTCTAATAAGTTGGCATGATTAAACACATGTGTGATATAATAATTTCCATTTATAACAAATCCAGTTCTAACACTACCAACACCTAGCCATTCTATATCGATGAATAAAATTTGTGCCTTGCTAATGTCTATGATTAATCCGCTTGGTCCAGTGCCGTCCATTTTATCTACGTTCCAATTAGATTGAGAAACTGCGGTATCTATTACGCTACCTGATGTGCTGCTACGACGAACGATTTTTAGTGTAGTATTTTCGAGTTCTAAATAAATTCCGTTTTGTGCGCCAAAATAGCCAACACGCTGCGTGACCCCAGCTGTTGGCTGATTGAATACAAATGTATTGTAAATTAGTAAACTTTTGCCCGGTTGGTATGCAAATACTCTTTTACTTTCGGCAATAACGTTACCAGCACCACTACAGCTTAATCTAACGCTACTTTCATTTGGCAAATATGTAGCACTGCCGCTTCCGCTTGCACCATAACTAAACTTATCGTTTAGGCGATATCTATTTTGGCTATCGAATAATGTATACGGACTGCTAACACGAAGTCTTCCAAATGCATCAGTTGATGCATTTATATTACCCCCTCCTCCTACGGCAGGGTCTCCGCCTGCGCCAAAGCGGGCAGCAACTCTTATCTCAGGTTGCCCGAGGGGGTTGTATTGCATAGTTTGGTGCAAGTTGAATAATTTTAAATCATCTGGATGTTGGTAGTTTGACATATGTCTTCCTTTTAAGTATTTACCGAAAAATAGCAGTTTAGCAAAATAAATATGACTATGAGTAATTTCTTTTGCCCTGCCCCGTGGCATTCTATGTTTTATCATACTAACAAAGTAGGAGTATGCTGTATTAGTTCTAAATTACTCGACATGTCACCGCGTGAATATTTAGAAAGTGACTATTTAGAAAATTTAAAACAGAAATTTTTAAACAATGAGTACGACGAAGAAACATGCTCTGGTTGTAAGAAATTAGAAGACAATGGGTTGCAAAGTATTCGTCAACACATGTTGAAAATATACGGCAACGATTCTACAACAGGAATAGATTACATGGAACTCAGAGCGAGCAATTTATGTAATTTTAAGTGTATAATGTGCAATTCTGCAAATAGTTCACTATGGGCAGGCAAGGTAGATACTATAACAAATAACAATTGGCAGGAAATATTAGATACTTCGCTAGGTCTAAAGCATTTGACACTTACAGGCGGTGAGCCAATGTTGATTAAACATTATTACGAATTATTAGACCATTTAATTGAAAATAACAAAACAAAAGTTTGGTTGAGAATTTATACAAATGCAAGTGTATATAACTCTATCTTCGTAGAGAAAATGTTAAAATTTAAAACATCGCTAAATTTAAGCATCGACGCTGTGGGCGAAATTGCAGAACGCCAGCGAGAAGGAACGACGTGGTCGGTAGTAGATGCAAACATACAAAAATTTATCAAACTACCATGTCAAGTTAAATTCCATATGACATTTACAAAACTTTCCATATTGGGTATTAAAGAAACAGCCGAGTATTTTGTTAAAGCGATAGAAAATAACCCCAATGTAGAATTTGTAGCACATACTGCGACCAAACCAAATCATTTGTCGGTATTCGAATTATCGGCGGATTTGATCCCAAAAGTGCAAGACGACATAGATTATGCGTTATCTATTCTAACCAATAATTCGTTTGCCCAATTATCTAAACAACTATTGTCATATAAAAAAATGCTAGCAACAAAATTGGCTAACTACATTTGATAAAATGTTGACTTGTGCTATTGCATACTATATAATAGACTTAAAGCGTTAGTAGCTAAGTGGCATAGCAGGCGATTCTAAACCGCTGAATCGTGGGTTCGATTCCCACCTAACGCACCAATATTAAAGAAAAACATGCAAAACATTAGGAGAAACGTCATGCGTAGTGTAAAGATTGATAAGAAAAAATTACTTGCCATTGTTCGAGAGAACAAACAAAAGCATATTTTGGAATACAATGAAAGCGTTAAAGATTTTAAAGAATTGGCAATTCGTATTGCTACGACAAATTTAGAAATCGCCAATACGGGAGAATTGGATAAGATTTCGCGTATTAAAACAATTCCTCAATCGCCCACTAGCCATGAGAAAGAATACGAACGTGCTATTCGCATGTTAGAACTAAGTGTAGAAAAAGAAATCGAAGTCGAAGAAGATATTTTCAATCAACTGGTATTAGACGAGTGGGCATGGAAGCATCAGTTTGTTGCTAGTGCAAGTTTATATAAATCAATGTAAGGAACAACAATGTCAATTACAATTAAAAATTTAGAATCAGCATTAGCCGGCGAAAGCCAAGCTCATGTTAAATATCGTTATTTTGCTAAAATGGCAAGAGAACAAGGCTTTGAAGAAGTTGCACAGCACTTTGAACATACCGCAGACCAAGAGTTACTGCACGCATGGGGGCACTTGGAATTACTAATCGGAAAGCCAAGCGCAGAACATTGCCTAGAAATGGCCATCGAAGGCGAAACACACGAGTTTACGCATATGTATCCGAATATGCAAGCCGAAGCCATTGCCGAAGGTAATGTAAATGCGGCAAAAGAGGCAACAGATCAAATTGCAGAATCTAAAGAACATGCAGAGCAATTTGCCGCAGTCTTAAAGAAAGCAGAAAAGCGTTTTGCCGCTTTGGCAAAAGTAGAAAAGCGTCACGCAGAAGCATATCAACAAGTAAAGGAAACATTATAATGGAACACGTTTGTATTGTTTGTGGACATGTCCACGATGAGGATTTGGAAGGCAAATGGGATGAACTGCCGGATGATTTTCTATGCCCTGAGTGTGGCGTAGGTAAAGAAGATTACGAACTAATTTAACATATAAATACTCCAAAAGGAGTTTTATGCCAGAAATTATTTCAAAAGAAACCGGCGAGCCAGGCTTCCCGGTTTGTGTATGGGTTGCTACATTAGATAACCCTGTTTACGAAGCATTGTTAGAAAAATATGCATACGAGATTAAAAACGATTTGCCTATTATTGATCCGGAGTATCATGCAATGATTGATGAATTTTTAACAACAACAAATCAAACTGTAAGAGGTGAGTGATGCAAGTAAGAGTAAAAGAAAATCCCGAAGAGTTTGGTACGTGCGGCTGCGGCCGCAGTCCGACTGGCAAATGCATCGGCTGGCATGGATTGACTGAAGAACAATATCAAGAAGCATTAGATGAGTATAATGAAAATTTATTTGACGAATAACGTTAAATAAAATAGTAGCAAGTGCTACGCCAACAGACTTTAAGAATTTATGTGTTTAGTCTGTACACAGTAAAAGGAAATAAAATGATGTATAATCAAAAGCTGGTCGCCTCCATCAAAGTAAAAGGCAAAATTCTCCGCGAATTTAAGGACAAAGTATATGTCCCATTTGGAGCAGAATACAGCATTCTGCTAAAAAACCTCAACACAGTTAGAGCAGTAGTCAATATTTTTATTGATGGAGAAAATGCAGTACCCGGCGGCTTAGTTCTCAACGCTGGACAAAGTGTAGATTTGGAACGGTGGGTTAAAAACGGTAACTTACAAGAAGGCAACTGTTTTAAGTTTATCGAACGCACTAGTGCAATCGAAAATGGACCACGCGGCATCAAAGAAGAAGATGGTTTAGTTCGCATCGAATATCAGTTTGAACTACCACGTCCTATTCTCAATGTTCTCAATGTTCGTAATGACCCATGGAATAGATCATTTGGTAATCCTAGCACCGGCGATTGGATCGTCCCACAAGGTACAGTATCTACAACAAGTTTTAATGTAGGCGGGGTACTTCGCGGAGCCGATTACAGTAAAGGCGAACAAGTCAAATCCATGGCAGCTACTGCTATCGATAACTACTGTGCAACTAACGGCATCGTAAGCCAATCAGAATGCCACGAAGGTTCTGCTACAATGGATTGGTGTGATGCAGGTATTACCGTGCCAGGCAGTCGTTCTACACAAGCATTCCAAACTACTACAGTGGGTGCATTGGATCCTACTATCCATAATATCATACTGCATATTGTGGGCGATTTGGGTAACAACAAACCGGTCGAAAAACCTGTTACAGTAAAAGCCAAGCAACAGTGTGAAACCTGCGGACACACAAACAAAGCAACTGCAAATTTCTGTACTAAATGTGGAACCAGTTTGAAAATTTACGCATAAATCGGACAAATTAAAGGGGTTAGCATGCCCCTTTAATTGACACAAAATAGCAAAAACAATATAATAATACTAAATAAACAAAAGAAGCGATAGACGCAACTTTAACAAATAATACAAAGGATTTTTGTATGTCAGCAGCAAATACATTCACTATTAAAAAGGCCTATGCACTGTCAGCGCTTGACAAAGCAGGCAAACGTGTCTACTACGACACTGATTCACACTCCGGCGGTTACCCATACTGGAGCCCGTTCTTCAATCAACACAAGACTTGGGACAGCCTGGACAAGATTCCAACATTTTCCGGCACCGACTACATGCGTCGAGATGTAACTTCGATTGAAGTTGTCGAAGTCGAAGTCCAAGCCAAAGTAGTTCAAACTACTGAAATCGTTTCAGAAGCACGAGCTAAAGCAATGGCAGAAATTGCCAAAATTGAAAAAGAGCTTGCTCGTAAAATTGCTATGTTGGAAGGTACAAAATGAAACAGTATGATATCACAGTTACTGTCCGAGTAACTGTTTCGGACGAAGATCCCCAGTTTGAAGCAATGTACATTGGCAATCAATTGGCTGAAATGTCCCTAAAATATAAGAGCATTGGCGCAGACCAAATACTCGAAGTAACTGCTAAGGAGGCAGACAATGTCTAAAAAATATGACACACTAGTCCTCATTGGACGCTTTCAACCATTCCACAATGCTCACCTTGAGATTGTAAAACGTGCCACAGCACTTTGCGACAAATTAGTCATTGTCGTAGGTAGCGCACGCCAACCACGCACTTACAAAAACCCATTCTCATTCGATGAACGCCGCAACATGATTCGAGCCGCAACAGCAGGACTCAGCATGCAAATCAGCATCGAGCCAAACATTGACACTATTTACAATGACAATGCATGGGCAGTTCGTGTCCAACAAATTGTAGCCAAACACACTTGGGAAAACTATGGTCCTAAAGAAAACATGCGAGTTGGCATCATCGGCCACAAAAAAGACGACTCCAGTTTCTACCTCGACATGTTCCCGCAGTGGGGCTACGAAGATGTTGAATTGGTTGAGTTCTTGAGTGCAGTAAACATTCGGGACTTGTATTTCAAATCGGATTTGAATTTTAATTTCCTTAAAAGTGTTGTTCCAGAGAGCACATTGGAATTTTTGGAAAGTTTTTCTAAAACCAAAGAATATGAACAAATTATTCGTGAACGTGAGTTTGTTGCAAACTATAAAAAACAGTATGCAAGCCTCCCTTATCCGCCTATCTTTAGCACTGCTGACGCTGTCGTTATTCAGTCTGGCCATGTGCTCATGATCCGTCGCCGTGCTGAACCTGGTAAGGGTTTATGGGCTCTACCAGGCGGATATGTAAACGCTAACACAGACAAAACGGTAGAAGACGCAGCAATTCGCGAACTTCGTGAAGAAACTGGCATTAAAGTGCCTAGCCCGGTTCTCCGCGGTAACATTGTTCGAAATAAAGTGTTTGATGCTATTGACAGAAGTCCGCGTGGGCGTATAATTACACATGCGTTTTATATCCAACTGCCTGATGGCGAATTGCCAAAAGTTAAAGGTAGCGATGATGCCGACAAAGCACGTTGGGTACCGATCGGGGATGTTCGAAGCGAAGAATGCTTTGAAGATCATTGGGAAATTTTACAACATTTTTTAGGAGCATAATGGCAGATCCATTAGACGAAGCAGCCGAAGTAACAGAAATGTTACTACAAAAGGCACTGAATACAAGAGCCGCAGTACCGGAAAAAACCGGATTCTGTTTAACTTGCGAAGAACCTACCCCGGGCGCATTTTGTTCGCCCGAGTGCAGGGAAGATCACGAACGGCAAGAAAAGTTGAAAGCTATTCGAGGTCAACGTTGACACTAAAAGAATTTAGTGTTATTATATAAACAAGTCCTAGCGATAGACGCAAGGCAAATTGAAATAAAGGAACTTTATTATGAAACTCGCAAAAAACATCATTCTGAACACTGACAGCTACAAAGTTAGCATGTTCAAGCAATACCCACAAGGAACCACAGGTGTATATTCGTATATCGAGAGTCGGGGCGGTCGATATGATAGAACAGTATTCTTCGGACTACAAGCGTTCATCAAAGAATATCTTCTCGACCCTATCACCCAATCAGACATTGACATCGCTGATGAAATCCTTACCGCTCACGGTGAGCCTTTCAACCGAGCAGGATGGCAGTACATTCTTGACAAGCACAGCGGATATCTCCCGGTCGTCATTCGTGCAGTTTCCGAAGGAACAGTTGTTCCTGTCAAAAATGTTCTCGCTACAATCGAGAACACAGACTCAGAATGCTACTGGCTAACTACCTGGCTCGAAACTGCTCTGCTTCGTGCAATTTGGTATCCAACTACTGTGGCAACACAAAGCTGGAAAATTCGTCAAGTTATTTTAGAAGCATTGGAGAAAACAGGTGACCCTTCCCTTATCGATTTTAAGTTGCACGATTTCGGTGCTCGTGGTGTTTCTAGCCTGGAGTCAGCGGCTATCGGAGGCGCGGCACACTTGGTTAACTTCATGGGCAGTGATACTATTTCTGGTGTTCTGTATGCTCGCGAATACTATGATGCTGGGATTGCAGGTTTTTCTATCCCTGCCGCCGAACACTCAACAATTACTAGCTGGGGTCGTGATGGTGAAGTAGATGCTTACAGAAACATGCTCAATCAATTTGCCAAGCCTGGCTCTATTGTGGCTATCGTATCTGATTCTTACGATATCTACAATGCCGTCGACAAACTCTGGGGTGAAACGCTTCGTCAACAGGTTATTGATAGCGGGGCTACCGTTGTTATTCGTCCAGACAGTGGCGACCCTGACGTTGTGTGCCGTCAACTAGTTCAGAAACTTGATGCCAAGTTTGGTAGCACAGTAAACAGCAAAGGCTTTAAAGTGCTGAACAATGTTCGACTGATCCAAGGTGACGGTGTTAACGAAAACACTATTCGTACAATTCTTGGTTCATTCCAAGCATACGGATACTCCGCAGATAACATTGCATTTGGCATGGGTGGTGCGCTACTGCAACAAGTGGATCGTGACACTCAACGTTTTGCAATGAAGTGCTCAGCAATTAGTGTATATGAACGTATCGCAGAACCGGATGGTTTAGGTGGTCGATATGAAAATGTTTGGCGCGATGTGCAAAAAGATCCTATTACCGACAGTGGTAAAAAGTCTAAAGCAGGTCGTGTCACTCTTTGGAAGAGTGGTGGTGAGTATGTGAGTGCAGTTGCTCGCCCAACTGGCTGGCACGATAAGGCCATTGGTGACTTTGGCGAAGTACTCGAAGAAGTTTACCGTGATGGCAAACTAATCAAAGAAATTGACTTTGCAACTGTTCGTGCTAACGCAGCCAAATAAATTGGCAAACTAAGGAGTAGACAGAAATGTCTACTCCATTTATAATAAACTTTTAAAAACAACTTTAGGTAACAATCATGGCATCATACTTTTTGAAATCTGGCAACACTTACACTGTTTCTTCGAAAGAAGCAATGGATCTGCATGACTTCCTGCCGCCTGGCAATTATGTAGTCAAACAGAATCCAATGACAAAACAGTTTTACTTGGAACAAATTGACACGTTCGAAATTAAAGGCAAGTTGTATGGCAATACTACGCGACACGCCGATCGTATCTTGAATACTTTCAAGGATCGCGGATCGAGCACCGGTGTTATGCTGACTGGTGAGAAGGGTTCTGGTAAGACACTGCTAACCAAGCGAATCTCTATCAACGCAGCCCAAGAAGGTATCCCGACAATTGTTATCAACAGCCCATGGTGCGGTGATCCGTTTAACAGCTTTATGCAGAATATCGATCAACCCTGTGTTATTCTGTTTGATGAGTTTGAGAAGGTATACGACAAGGAACAGCAAGAAGCAATTCTAACTTTGCTAGATGGCGTTTACCCAAGTAAGAAACTGTTCTTGCTAACTTGTAACGACAAGTGGCGTGTGGACCAACACATGCGTAACCGTCCGGGTCGTATCTTCTACATGATTGACTTCAAAGGCCTGGATGTTGACTTCGTTCGCGAATATTGCGAGGACAACCTGCTGAACAAAGAGCACATCAATTCGGTGTGTAACATTAGCACCATCTTTAACCAGTTTAACTTTGACATGCTTAAAGCTATGGTCGAGGACATGAACCGTTACGGTGAAACTCCGCAGGAAGTTATCAAGCTACTGAACGCCAAGCCAGAGTTTAGCAGTGAAGTCAAGTTCGACGTTAGCTTGCAAGTTAAAGGGATTGACATTGAAACTACCGAGTTGGGAACAAAAACTTGGAACGGTAATCCTTTGACAGACGAGCAAGAAATCTCCTGGAAGAACTACGAGGACGAGGATGAAGGCCTCGCTTCTCAACCATCTATTGCAGGATCTGCTACGGCTACTCGTGATTGGAACTGGGATTACTCTTGCTTTGCACCAAAAGACTTGATTAAAGTCGATGCTGCAAATCAAAAGTTCATCTTTGTCAATGAAGATGGCGAACGATTGGTACTAACTCGCGCCAAAGAACGCCAGTTCCATTACGATGCGTTTTAATAAAAAGCCCCATATGGGGCTTTTTTATAATCCTAAATAAGGGCAATGCCGTTTTAATAAATCGTGAACATCTGCTATAGAAGTTCTCCAATCGGTTCCTCGTAGCGTATCTAGTTTATCCATTGTAGTTACGAATTCCCTTACATTATTTTGATTGCTATGATCGATATATTTCTCTAGGAATTTTATAACAGAGTTATACCATCTTTTTCTTGCAGGACTATGCGATTCGAATCCTTGATATACTTTGATAATTTCTTCTTTTGCACTACGAGGTAATGCACGTAAGTCTAGCCAATGCGGCCCTTCTAAAAACCTAAATTCCGCCGGAACTCCTAATTGCTCGGCAAGAGCAGTTACTCGCTCGACTGAATAAATGGAAGCTATACCTACGCAGCATGATAGATAGTGTATATTTAAACCATTGCTTTTTACTGTTTTTATATTTTCCACAATATTGTTAAATTTACCAGGGTAACGAATTAGTTCGTATTTTTCATCTGTATCATCTAAACTAACACAAAAGTCGATTCTTTTAAAGTGTTTAAAGTTATCGATAATTTGATTGTTGATTGCGGTGAGGTTAGTGTCGTATCGTAGAATAACATTCTTAGCAAAATCTTTTTCTATCAGATATAATAAAATATCTTTCATCCCTTTAGATATTAAAGGCTCCCCGCCGGTGAAGTAGATGTGTCTTAGGTTCGGCGCAATCTCGGTAAATCGTTGCCACCAAATATCACTTTCCCACCATGTGTCTATCGGTAGTTCGTTTTTGCCCTTTTCATTTTTTTGTATAGTATGAGTTTTTATTGATGCCGAAGGTCTTAGTACACTTGCTCCATAACCGTATAATGCAACCCAATCGTCATACCATTGATTACTATGTTCCGGCCTGCACATAATACACTTCTGATTACATAGATTACCTAACCGTAGTCCTAAATTGACTACGTTAGAAGTAATAGATCCATCTTCTGCGGTATATTGATCTGCTTTATCCCATGTGATATATTCTGGAATATCTTTTGAAGTGATATTGTTTACTCGTTGTCTTTTGCTTTTACCGTATTTGCTTATAGTGCCATCTTTATTTTTCCATTGTTGCTTTACTGTACTTTCTTCTGCGTCGTAACAGTTTCTGCAACGTTGAACTTTGATGTTTTCTCGGTATTGTCTGCGATGCTCTTTATGAGTTTCGCTATTCATGGCTTCTTGTATCGAATGTGTGTAAATGCTCATGGGCTTTCCGTCTTTATCTAACGCAAGACCAAAGTCAGTGTCAAAATTTGCCAAACAACAAATTTTATATTCGCCAAATGGAGTAATTTCTATTTGACTCCACAATTCTCCGCAATAACTATCTGGATGAAACATGTTTTTCCTTTTAACATATTTATAATTGACAATACAAATAAATATTGCTATACTTTAACAAAGGAAAACAAAATGACACAACAATAGATTGAAATAGCTTGCAAGGATGTGGTGTTCCACTTTAACAAAAAACACCTCGAGGACCAAACCATTCCCATGTGGGTCCTAAAAACTCATGGCGAGTCTTATTACGTAAATCACGTAGATTGCACTATCCCTTGGAGCACTAAAGAAACTAGTGACAATCCGCATACTAAGGGAAGTATAAAAGTTAAAGATTGTTTGCTAACGATCGACACTGAAAACGGTGCAACATTATCAAAACTTACAATATTCGATAAAATCCGCCTTCGTAATCAGAAGTTGGGGATTACTCGGATTATATGGAGAAATAATACATTTGCGCCGCTACTCAAAAGTGAAAACGTTAAACACAGCCCGTTTAAAACTATATATGGAGGCTGCGGCTCGCAATTTACGGTATGCGACATATTAGATAAGAACGACATGATGATTTTAAGTTTAAAATATCCAGGACAGTTTAGGGTTCTTATGCCAAATGAGGATTATTATCGTGCATACGATGATAAGAAACTATGGGATAAATTACAAAGAGAAAGTTACGATTATGATTGATTGTTTAATATTGGGCGATAGCATCGCCGTAGGAACACATATGCATGCTGCAAGATGTAGCATAGCGGGTAAAAGCGGCATCAATTCATGGCAGTTTAATAAAAACTATGCACAGAATATCGAACCGGCTCAAACTGTTATTATCAGTTTAGGTAGCAATGATCACCGAGGAGTAAAAACTTATGACGAATTGCAAAAATTGCGAAATCGCGTTAAAGCGGCAAAAGTGTTTTGGATATTGCCAAATGGTAACCTTAAAGCGTCCGGAGTTGATATCGAAGTCATACAGCATTTTGTTAAAGAAATAGCAGCACAGCACGGCGATTCTGTATTGCCTATTACTAATATAAGCAAGGATGGAATACATCCAACCGGCCGAGGCTACAAAGAATTGGCCGCAAAAATAAATAAATAAACAAACTTAAAGGAGTCATTATGGCACGTATTGTACCAGCACCAGGTAAAGAAGTAGTTGAGCTATTTGAATGGGTAGTTTCTAAGAACAATCCAACTTACACTGGCATTTTAGCAGCGAGAGATTTTACAAAAGATCAAACAGTTCCAGATCCTGCATTTGATGCAATGGTTGAAGAGTTTTTAAAAGAAACAGGTCAGACAGTTACTCTTGAGTAAACTACCGTTAGGATATAGACACACCTGACTATATAATAGTGTATGCGTCAATAGATGCATACACTTTATTTTTTACACACACAGAAAGAGAACACACATATGAGCACTAACGGATATGAAATTCGTCTTGAACTACTCAAGATGTCAAAAGAAATGCTAGAACAAGAATGGCACGCCAATCATTCGATGACACAAACAAAATGGGAACATGAAGTTGAACTGGCAAAAATCAAAGCCAAAGGTCGAGATTCGTTGCTAATTGATATTCCTACGCTTCCTGAATTTAGAGCTTTCCCCACTGAAGCAGAAGTTATTGCCAAGGCCAAAACCTTGAACGAGTTTATTAACCAACGGGTATAACGGTTAAATTGCTCAACTAAACGGTAAAATACACTATTGCTCTTACCGTTTTTTTATGTAATAATAGTCATACATTGCAAACGCAGTGACGACATTTAAATTTTAAGGAAAAAGAAATGACAAAATCTAGCAAACTATTGACAGCGTTACAAGCCGGTGAGAAGCTAACAGCAGCTCAAATCTCTGCACGTTTTGGTATCAAGAACCCGCGTGCGACTGTTAGTGACCTTCGCTATCAGGGCTATGCTATCTATGCTAACCAGCACAAGGATACTAAAGGCCGCGAAACTACCAAGTATCGTTTGGGCAATCCAAGTAAGCGCGTAATCGCCGCAGGTTACCGCGCATTGGCAATGGGTCTAGTTTAATCTAGAACTTGCACAGTAAATAAAAGGACACGTAAGTGTCCTTTTTTCGTGAGTACATATGAACCTTAAACAAGTAATTACTACAGTTGATGATTTCCCGTCACCGGGAGTTAAATTTTTAGATGTATCTAGTATACTTGCTGATGCCGCAGCATTTAAACACACTGTAAAATGGTTAGTAAAACAAGCGGCACAAAATCAAATCGAAAGTATAGTAGCAGTTGATGCAAGAGGTTTTATATGGGCCGGTGCATTGGCAGCAGAATTACAAATACCTTTATTCTTGGCCAGGAAAACAGGCAAGCTACCTGGAACAGTAGTTACGCAAGATTATACCACCGAATACAGCACCGCGAGTTTATCCTTATTAAAAGAAGCCAACATAAAAGGCCCTGTTATGATTTTGGACGACATAATAGCAACCGGAGGCACATTAGCAGCAGTCGGCAAGTTATTAGAGCAGCACTGGGATATTCTTCCTACACAGCAGTTTCATACCGCTATAGTTTCTTTGGAATTCTTGCCAGGCGCCAAATCATTGACTGCCGCAGGCTATAATGTTGCAGCATTAGAATGTTATTGATTAACTCTAATTCTTGTTCTATCTGATTCGTGCATGCACTGTAGCATCGGGCATGCGAAACTAGAATTCGGTGCTGACCAATCAGCTTGGAATACATTTCCGATATCTCTTCCTCCGCATGCACTGGCACTTGCCCATCCTTTGGCACCGATAAAAATATAATCAACTCCTGCCCAACAGCTTGCTCCTGTATATACAAATTCTGGATTGGCGATAACTCTAGGATCTACCCACGCTGGATTTGGTGCATTAGTATCTACGGGTTCTGGCGGCGGTGGAGACCAATCTTCTGGCAAACCATTTATTAAATTTATATCTCCTGCACTGTACTCAGACCAAAAATTATTACCACCAGATGCTTGTGCAGTAAGAATCTGTTCATGTGCAGAAATGCCGCGCGATATTAATTCTTGCACTTGTTCTCGTCCTTGTAAAATCTTCCCAGGTAACAATGGAATAACAACATCTAATTTGACATTGTTATCGTGGCACAAGTCTATCGTAAAATCCAATACGCTGGGATTTTGCCAAGAGTGTTGTGTAAATTTTATATGATCTAATAAATGCACAATGGGCATAAGGTCGAACCACGTGCTACCTCCACTTGTATCCAATCTTACAGTACTCGGATGTTTTTTAATGTCCTTTAAAATGATATCCAAACCAGGAAAATGCAAAGGTTCTCCTCCTCCTAGTTTCCATTTAATAGATTCTGCAACTTGGTATCTACTGTCTTGTAATTTTCTAATTACACGTTGGTATTCGTCAATGCCTCTGTTGGTTGTGTTGCCACTGTATTTGCTAGGGCAATAGGTACATCCTGCGTTGCAATTGTCGTTTAAATTCCAATGGACTTCGGCTTGTTTGATCATCATAACGATATTTACCACTTTATTTGACAAGTTTCTGGTAGTTATATATAATGTTAATCTAATCACTATAGTTTTAACCTATGGTGATTAGCTTAATAAATATAACAATGGCATTTTTATTATATTTCATCGCAGTTATCATAAGTGGCATAGCCGCTTATTACAGTGTTATAGGTCTTGTAGCAATTTTTAGCGCAGCAACCATTCCGGTCGCTATGATGGGAGCTAGTTTAGAAGCTGCCAAGCTAGTAGTTGCAAGTTGGCTTTATAGATATTGGAAGAATATTCCTTTCTTAATGAAAGCGTATTTTACCACGGCACTGGTGGTTCTTATGTTGATTACCAGCATGGGTATCTTTGGATTCTTAAGTAAGGCACACAGCGACCAAAGTTTAGTCGGTGGCGATGTGCTGGCAAAATTGGCAGTATATGACGAAAAAATTAAAACGGCAAAAGAAAACATTGACGCTAACCGTAAGCAACTTAAACAAATGGATGAAGCGGTGGACCAAGTTATGGCTCGCTCAACGACAGAAGAAGGCGCGACCAAGGCGAACAATATACGTAAATCTCAACAACGGGATCGCAGTGCGTTGGCCAAAGACATTGAAGCCCAGCAGAAAGCGATTGCGCAGCTTAACGACCAAGCGTCGCCTATCCGTGCAGAAGTGCGCAAAGTGGAAGCTGAAGTTGGTCCTTTAAAATATCTAGCAGCATTTATATACGGCGACAACCCCGACGAAAATTCTTTAGAACGTAGTGTTCGTTGGCTAATTATATTATTGATTTGCGTATTTGACCCACTGGCAGTTTTAATGCTGATTGCGGCAAACCTAACACAAATTAAAAATGCACAAGACAAGAATGAATCTAAGGGAGTTGAACTTGATAAACAAAATGAAATTATACATAACGAAGTTGAGTTGCCAGTGGTTGCTCAAGCACCAGAACAGCAGCAAACACTTGCAGTTAATGCAGAGGAAATTGAATCCAGTGTTCAACAGTCAGCCGCAGTGGAAGCAGTGGGAATAATAGAAGAACCTGCACCTAAAAAAAAGACGCGAAAGCAAAAACCAAATAAACCAGAAGTTATAGAAGAAACTAAAATTCTTTCCATGGGAGTAGATGTTATCGACCGCCCAGGTGATTATATCATAGAATCTGATAAACCAATCGAAACTATCAAATTGGAAGAACAGACTAGCAGTGATAAATCAATAGAAGGAGTCATAGGAAAACCTATAGCAGTAGATGATCAAGTTCAGCAAATGATCGAAAACGGAGATCAACAAGGACTTGAGCAAGTTTATAAAAAAATAGTCAAAGAACTAGCTAAGAAAACTCGAAGCAAAACTACCCATTGGGGCCCAATTAAAAATAACAAAAATGGATGATACTCAAAATTATTACATAACACCTCCTACTATCTTTTTACCTGAAGAAGGTTTGCGAATTACGGTAATAGGCACAGACGAGGACTGGACAGAACAATTAAGTGATGATTTGGAAGATACATTCCCAACCGTCCCTATGACGTTTTATCATTTAGATGAAAGAACAAACGACCAATGGCAATGGTTATATCACATGGTTGACAGCAGTGATTTAATTATGGTTAACGTTGGACGTTGCACAGCACTAGAATTGAATTTGGCATTTTTAACAGCGAACGGAAACAAAGTTTGGTTCTTCGTTGATAAAGAAGTGGTTGACAAAGAAGTTAGAATATTGTTAAATAGCATAAATGCAAACGTGTTTAACAATAGAGAACAATTACATTTGATGCTTAGAAATTTTGTCGGCGAATGACTGAAAAATCCAAACCTTTAATGCGTTGCAGTTTTTGCGACAAAAGTCAAAACGAAGTTAAAAAATTAGTTGCAGGTAGCACAGGCTACATTTGCGACGAATGTATTGTTCTTTGCAATGAAGTTATTAAAGACGAAGTTGTAAAGACAACTAATAAAAGTAATCTGCCCACGCCCAGGGAGATTTATCAACACTTGGATCAATATATCATTGGTCAAGATTATCCAAAACTTGCGCTTAGTGTTGCAGTATATAATCACTATAAGCGATTGCAAAATACAAGCGATGTTGAAATTGAAAAAAGTAATGTATTGTTTATCGGACCAACTGGTTCGGGTAAAACTTTACTAGCCAAAACAATTGCTAAATTCCTAGATGTTCCTTTTGCAATTACCGATGCTACTAGTTTAACTGAAGCAGGATATGTTGGTGAAGACGTAGAAAATGTTATTCACAAATTATATCAAGCAGCAGGAAACAGCATAGAGCGTTGCGAACAGGGCATTATTTACATCGACGAAATAGACAAAAAAGGTCGTAAAAGCGAAGGCACTAGTATTACCCGAGACGTATCTGGCGAAGGAGTGCAACAAGCCTTGTTAAAAATTATCGAAGGTACAGAATGCCGAGTCCCGCAAGGAGGAGGCAGAAAGCATCCTAACAATGAAACGCTAACAATAAACACAAAAAATATTTTGTTTATTCTCGGCGGGGCATTTGTGGGATTAGAAGATGTTATAAACAAACGTCTTAACAACAAGCCCACAATTGGTTTTAACACAACAGATAGTCGTAAAAAAGCTAGCTTAACGCAAGTTATACACGATGATGTTATTAAATGGGGAATCATTCCCGAACTTGCAGGCCGAATGCCAAAGATTGCAGTGTTAGAAGAACTAACCGAAGATCAATTGGTACGTGCAATGAAAGAACCAAAGAATAGTATTATCAGTCAATATCAAACATTGTTTGCAATGGATGGTGTAGAATTAGAAATTGATCCAGCAGCAAGTCTTGCAATTGCAAGAAAATGCGTGTCGATGAAGTTAGGTGCCCGCGGCCTTAGAGCAGAACTGGAATCTGTTCTCTTAAAAACGCAGTTTGTCTTGCCCGACTTGGCTAACGAAAATGTTAGTCGAGTTACATTAACCGAGGAAAGCGTGTCAGAAGGCAAGGAACCACTACTAGTATATGGCAATAAACGAAAGAAGACAAGAGAACAGAGTTCTAGCTAATAGGGACATTCGCGCTCGCGAAGTACGTCTTATTGGCTCAGATGGCAGCAACCTGGGGGTATGGCCTTATTTTAGAGCACTGACTTCTGCACAGGATCAAAGTCTCGATTTAATCTTAATCAACGGTGCAACTAATCCGCCTGTTTGTAAGATTGGAGATTTAGGTAAGTATAAGTATGATTTGCAAAAGCGTCAGAAAGAACAAGACAAAAAGTCCAGAGAAAGTAGAATTGAACTAAAAGAAGTTCAGCTACGCCCTGGAATTGATAAGCATGATTTGGAAGTTAAAATCAAGCATATCAAGGAATGGTTAGTCGAAGGCGACAAAGTTAAAATTGTAGTCAAGTTCAGAGGTCGTGAAATGGCAAATACTTCGCAGGGTCGAATTATTATAGATAATATTTTAGCCCAAGTTCCGGCAGCTAAATTAGAAGGTGCTAGTGAAATGCAAGGTAATAGAATGATTGCAACATTATTTCAAGGTAAAACTAAATGAGTAAAAAACACGGTCCATTGATGGGTAGTACTGTTTTGGTACAAAACGATAATTGGGAAAAAGCATTACGTATTTTCAAGAAGAAGATCATGGAAAGCGGCAAGCTAGTAGAACTTAGAGAAAAAGAGTTTTACGAAAAGCCCAGCGTAACAAAACGCAAAACTAAAAATCAGCAAGCACGCAGAGCACAAAAAAAGCGTGAAGCAGATGCATTACCAAAAAAGTTATACTAATATGCCCGGCAATAAAGAAGATTCTTTTTCGATTGATTTATCTTCGGTAGGACCTGTTGAATTTGTATGGGCACACAATACAGATGTAACAACAGGCATCATTGCCCAGACAATGCCGTATACTAACATGGCAAGTTCAATTACAAGTCCTGTAACGATTGATCAGTTAACCACTAGATTAGAAAAATTGGAAAAGATCATGCTGGAAGAAGCCAAAATACGACACAACCATCCTGCCGTTAAAACAGCATATGATGAATATAAGTTCTTGTTAGAATTGGCAAAAAGCCCGTTGACAGACGAATGAAATTAGCGTATAAATATAACTATGCAACGCCAATAGGGTTGCATATAGGGCACATCGCCCAGCTCGTTCTTGCTTAAAAAGGAGAATACAATGAACGCATTAACACGATTTGACACTACCGCTCTAAATCAACTAAACAGAGCACTTGTAGGTTTTGACAGAATGTTCACCGAACGTTTGAATACAAACCAAACTTATCCCCCATACAATATTGTTAAGAAAGATGAAGACAACTATGTAATCGAAATTGCAGTTGCCGGATTCAATATTAGCGAAATTGATGTAGAAGTTAACCAAAACTTACTAACCATTCGAGGTGAAAAGACTATTGGAATGACAGAAGACGAAAGTAAATTTGAGTATTTACATCGAGGTCTTGCTTATCGTAATTTTGAAAAGAGTTTAACTCTCGCTCAACATATGGAAGTAGGACAAGCATCTATTAAAGATGGAGTTCTTTGCATTGCAATTACCCGAGTCGTTCCCGAAGCACTTAAACCACGTAAGGTTCAAGTTGTAGGATACGATAAGGAATAACCAAAATTCGGGGGCATAACCGCCCCCTTTGATAAATACTTTTGAAAGATAAAAATGAGTGTAATGGCAGAAACCAGTCAATCAACTAAACAAGACGTAGTTATTAAGCGTCCAAGTATGTATAAAGTTGTTTTTAATAACGACGATGCAACTCCAATGGACTTTGTTATTGATTTGCTTAAAGCAGTTTTCCATCACGATGAAGACGCAGCCGCAAAAACAACCATGGAAATTCACGAATTAGGCCGTGGTATTGCAGGCATTTATACATTTGAAGTTGCAGAACAAAAGCACAGTGAAGCAACATACTTAGCCCGCACAAATGGGCACCCCCTTAACATTAATTTAGAATCAGAATAATGCATTCAAAGCAAAAAGAAGCCCTGGATATTCTCCAGGAAGAATGCGGTGAAGTGATTGTTGCAGTTAGCAAAATCAGCCGCTTTGGCCTGGACAATAAAAAGCCCAATAAACCACTTACTAATAGACAACACTTAGCAGAAGAGCTAGGCGACTTGCAAGCTATGATTGAACTTATGTATGAGTTGGATATTGTATATCCCCAAGAAGTAAGACAATATGCAGAAGCCAAACGCGAAAAACTTAAAAAGTGGTCGAACATCTTTACAGAATATAATCAGTAGAAACCATGAGTAAATGTTGCAATGCCGCATAAATACTAGTAGAAACACTGAGTTTCTACTTAGGAAAGGCATCACAACATGCTATCACTTATTGCACAGTTGATCAAACCACTGATTAACGAACAGCAACATCAATATCAAAACGATTTGGATCGTTTTATTACAAGCAAGCAACCAACTACCACCAGCGAAGTTGAATATTGGCAACGAGAATACGATCGTCGTCAAAATACCGGGAGTTGGTTATCATGAAAAAATTAGGACAATTTATTTGGGAATTGCTATTAGACATCGGAGAGCACCGTAAAAAGCAGTTTATGAAACGCGGTTACTCGATGTGGTATTGACAGAGTAGTTAATACAACTGTATTATTACTAAATATTTTTAACATAGGGGGTAATAATATGGCTAATAAGCAAAACATAACCCGTACGAAACTATTTAGAATGGTGCAGCAGTTTGATGAATATGACTGCAAGTTTAGACCCACAATAGCTGATTGCAGGGAAGTTTTTAGAAATATAAACAAGCAAGTTTTTAATAACGAGCTTAAAATGCCTCATTTTAGGCTTGTATATTCTGGAGCATTCTGGGGTGAATGCACTGGCGATATTAACGACCAATCTAAATGTATAATTAAAATGAACAAAAGCTTCTTATCAAAGAGGCTTTTCGTTTATACTATGGCGCATGAAATGGTGCATCAATGGGAATGGCTAACTAATGAGAATATGACACATGGCCCTCAATTCTTTTTATGGCGTGATGAGTTAGCTAAATTCGGTATTGTTTTAAGTAGAAAATACCGTATTAAGTATTATAAATTAACATGATATTTGGCATTGGCACTGATATTGCAGACATAATTAGATTTATTAATTATAATAAACTTGCAGTTAAAATATTAACTGATTTTGAGTTTGAAGAATTTTCTAAAGAAGATAATAAACAGTTATATATTGTAAAAAAATGGGCAGCAAAAGAAGCTATATCAAAAGCATTCGGCACCGGAATATCCGATATAGTTACTTGGAAAAATATAGAAATTTCTCATTCTAAATCAGGAAAACCGTTAGTTAATTTTTTAAATGAACTTAAAATCTACACTGATAATATAAACATTATATGTCATTTAAGTATATCCGATACTGATAATAATGTAATGGCATATTCTATAATAGAATATCGCAGCACAAATACTTAAGTATTACAAAATTAAATTGGCACAAATTGGTTTCTGCGTTATAATACATACATGATGAAACGCAAAACACGTACAGACCGTAACCATGCTATTTACGTTATCACAAACGTAGTTACAGCAGAGCAATACATTGGTGTTACAGTTTGTAGCGGCAACGTTAAAAAAGCACTCAAAGTTCGCATGCAAAAGCACATTCGCCGCGCCCTTACAGAAAACAAAGATTGGGCATTGTGCATGAGTATTCGCGAACACGGTGTTGAATCTTTTACTTACGGTATTGTGGAAACTATCCGTGGTAAAGCGCCAGCCCACGCACGTGAACGCGAATTGACTCGCGCATTTACTCCTGCGTTGAACACTCTTTAATTTGACACAAAATCAATTAAAGAGTATAATACATACACATTAAACAAAAGGACTCGAAAATGGCAACTCGTTCTACTATCGCATTGGAATTCGCAGACGGCACCGTTATGCAAGTATATTGCCATTGGGACGGTTACTTGGATCATAATGGCAAGATTTTGTTTCATTCGTATTCCGATCCATTTAAGTTGCGCGAGTTGATCGACTTGGGCGACTTGTCTAGCTTGCATCACCGCATTGGCGAAAAGCACAACTTCAACGACCGATATGAAGATGGTTGCACCTTTTACGGTCGCGACCGTGGCGAGGCTGGTATCGAAGCCCGCACATTTGCAAATTTTGACACTTACAAGCGTACCGGTCAATTTCAAGAATACAATTACATCCTTCGCCAAGTTGAAGGTAAGGCAACATGGTTTGTTACCTCTGGTTCGAGATTCATCGAGCTGGAACATGCATTGAACACAATAGAACATGACAATTGAATATACAAAAAGATACGATGAACTCGATCGTGTAGCAGTACTAATTAGCCCGGGATTTGGCGCAGGCTGGAGTACCTGGGCGAGCGACAACGCAGAAGCTATGCTATTTGATAGCCGCTTAGTTGATGCAATTCTATCGCAAACGCCTCTCGAAGATTTTTGCGCGTTATGCGCATCATTAGGTTATGATAGCTACATGGGCGGAGCCGGTGATCTCTGTGTAATATGGTTAGATCAAGGCACGAGATTTGTCGTAGAAGAATACGACGGAAGCGAAAGCATCCGAACATTTGACGATTTGTCTTATACAGCATAAGGATTTATTATGGCAGGCTATGAAGCAGTTTTAGAAATCCGACGTTTGGAACGCGACTTGGATGCACTTGGCCTTATGCTGTCATCTCCAAAACATGGCGGATGGAGTGGCGACGAGTACTCGGACCGCGCTGGCGTAAAGCCAAAAGATGCAGAAAGTCTGCCTGTTTATTCTCGAGATGCAGAACTTTTTACTGGTACCCTTGCACAAATTAGAACTTGGATTATCGGCGTTCAATGGGCGCGTGATTATGACTTTATGCTAAAGGTAAGTGATGCAAAAAAGCGAACAAAGAAAGAAGACGACTACCGCCATAGTCGTCTAGTTAGACAGTTGGCACAAACACATTCTACACAAGAGGAAAAAACAACATGATTGACAAAGATAAAAAATTCAAAGACCTTACAGCCGAGGATTGCAAAGAACTAAAAATTGTTTTTGCCCCGGGTGCATTTGATAACTTCGAAGGGACACAAGAAGAGCTTGACAGCTTTATTGCAGAAATCACACGCACTATTCAAAGTGGTGAAATTTTAGAAAAAAGTCGTCCAATCGACGACGAGTATTTGGAAAATATGTCCGAGGAAGAAATGATTCAACTTGCAACTGCTCTTGGCATCGATCTCGAAACCGGTGAGCTTGTTGATAACAAAAAACGCTTGCAATGACAAACAGCCGGTTTTTAGCCATGTGGGATTGCAAAGGTCTAGAATGTATTTTTGACATCACAGACCTCGAGCACGATGCGATGCTTGCTGGTTTAAAAAACGAAGTGTTTAAGACTCCGTTTAATTTAACAGCACTAATGCTTCGTGCAAGATATAATTCTCAACGAAGCTATGAAATTTACACTTTTGAATTTAGTGGGCAAATGTCTATTGAAAGTGTAAAAGAAATGTTCGAAGAAAATCCGCAAGGCATTGTAGATTTGATTAGAGAAAAAGGCAATAAAGTGTATAGCGATTACACTCCTCAAAATAAAAAGGCAATTGCATAATGGCAACAGTTTATACAGAAGTCGAAGTTGACGTAAGTTTGGATGACTTTGATACAGACGATTTGCTAGATGAATTAGCATCACGTGGAAAAAGTTTTAGTGTTCCCGGAACGTTACCTTCTGAGTTAGTTAGTAAAATTTACGAACTTCGTCGTTTAGGTAAAAACTTTGAACAAGAACTCGACGAGCTTATTTACATAGTCACTGGCCGCGCAGTATAAGTTATGAACATGTTACCTAGGATTAAAATCCCATGCGGTGCCATTGCCTGTTTCGATGAAAGCTCGGGTATTGCTTATCGTTGCGAAGAATGTTTTGCAGTAGTTGGGTCAATGGGACAACCAGATTGGTGCAAGGAAAAAGCACAGGAATACGATTTGATGGAAAAGCTGGGCGGCAAAGGCTGGCGCTACGACGAACACGCGCTTGACGAGTAGTACTTAGTACTACTCTTTTTTAATTGGCACAAATTGGCTTTTTTGCTATAATACATGTATAGCAAGAAAGGAGCAGGCGATGAACGAACGAATTCTAGAACTTGCTGAACAGGCTGGTATGACCGATGACAAGTTTGGTATGTTCTTCTCCAAAGATTACGAGAGTCATTGTCACGATGGTGTGGACTTGGAAAAGTTCGCCGAGTTGATTGTCAGGGAATGTGCCAAGAAGATCCAAATTCATAAAACTCGTATCCAGGCTAATGCAGAATATATGCGTGGACACAATGACGCATGTGACGATGCTGTATCAATTATCAAGAAACATTTCGGAGTTGAAGAATGAACCTGCAAACCGTAATCACTAACCTGCGTAACACAATCGCCGGCAAGGAAAAGTATCTCGCTGAATGTAAGTGTGCTCTTGACAACGGCATCACTAAAACTGAGGTTCATATCTCACTGTTTACCACACATGAGTTTCTCCGAGTCAACATCGCCGAACTCAAGCGTATCTTGCAGGATTTGGAAGTGTGTATTCCTGGTGACCCGCATTCTAATATGCCAGAAGGTTGGAGGATTTCAAAATGACAGTAAGCAAATACAGTTTTGTCCGCACCGAACTCCGTGTCCTGCAAAACAC